AGAGTGATCCCGCTCCTAGGATCATTCAACCGCGCTCTCCAGTGTATAATATAGCATTAGGCAGATACACCCGAAGGGTCGAGGAAGAGTTGTACCATGCTTTGGCCCTGGATTGGGGTGACGATAAGGAGGAGAAAGTCGTCATGAAGGGAATGACTGTCGAAGGGGTGGCATCACAAATGCGTAGAAAATGGCTGAAATATGATCAGCCGGTGGCTGTCGGGCTTGATGCAAGCCGGTTTGACCAACATGTGAGTGCGGATGCATTGCGGTGGGAGCATATCATTTACAACGCCATTTTCAATTGCCCTGAACTGGCTGCGCTTTTGAAATTGCAGCTAAGCAATGACGGCTACGCATACCTGGATGGGCATAAGATCACATACACCACGCGGGGAACGCGTGCTAGCGGTGATATGAATACATCATTGGGCAACTGCTTAATCATGTGTTCGTTGATTCGTGAGTACGTGCGTGAGCTTGGTATTAAGTGTGATCTGGTTAACAACGGTGATGATTGTGTCCTGTTTTTGGATAGGCGCAATCTGTCAAAGTTGTCCGGGTTAAGTGAATGGTTCCTTAAGTATGGATTCGAAATGGAAGTTGAGGCGCCCGTATACGAGTTCGAGGAAGTGGTGTTTTGTCAGGCACAGCCCGTGCTTGTGAGCACTGCTGAGGACAAGTGGGTGATGGTGCGGCAGCCAGCAACAGCTTTAGGCAAGGATTCAACCTGCTTAGCAGCTGACAGCGAGCTCGCATTTCGTCAGTGGTCGTATCAAGTGGGTACTGGTGGGTTGGCATTGTATGGTGACATGCCGATCTACAAAGAGCTGTACTTGGCCTACCGCCGCAATGGTGTTGCCAGCAATGTGGGCCGTTCGTTGCTGGTATCAGATTCCGGATTTATGCGTGCAACCAAACAGATGGTTAGGGGCAACGAACATAGCGTGGTTAGTGATGACACGCGTGTTAGCTTCTACAAAGCGTTTGGTATCATACCCAGCATACAGGTGGAAATGGAACAAGAGCTCAGACGTATGGACTACGCTGGCCTTAAACATTATCCGGTGAATTTAGCCACATCTTGTGGCTTGTTCACAGCCTGACCCCAATGGGATTCATCATCACACATACATTGTAAATAACATGAAGGCTCAAAAGAGCAAACAAAACAAAAACCCTCAGAAAAACACTATGC